CCATGCCATTACATTATCATTTGCCGCATAATACGGAATACCTTTAATGTCTGTAGGATCCCATAGCGAAAGACGAACGTCGATCAAATGTGAATTTGGCAGACTATCTGTAACCTGAGCTACAATATCAGACTTACCAATACCTGGAGGTCCCCAAAGAAAGATTGGGCGTTTCTTTGTTAGCGCATGTTTGATTGATGCCTTTGCGCTATTAGGCGTTACAGTGCGTGTTACAGTTTCCATAGTGTATTCCCTCTTGTGAATCAGTGCTTAATTTCTAACTATATATATAGTATACACTCTACACGCTAAATGTCAAGTACTTTTTTACCGAAAATTTAACTTTTTTCTTGGCGTTTCATTGCCTTTGTTAACCCGTATTTGCGAATATCTCCCGAGAAAAGATGTAGTTCAATTGCCTTCTTTTCATCTGTTACAGTAATACTTCTTCTCCCCATATAATAAGGACATGTTATAAATTTATCAAGGAAAATAATTGTTTGAGTTGTAAGTTCAAAATCTTTGGGATAAGGTACATCATAGGTTGTTAAATTTATTTCTTCAGTTATGAATCGCAAGCCTTCGTCTGTTAACCGCAATCCACCAGAATCTTTAGTCCTAGTGTTTTGCCACCATTGGGGAAGATATTCTTTTAAACTTGCTTCTGATATTGCTTTGTTGGCTTGTTTTAAAAAAACCTTTGTATAAACTTCTTTCCAGTTCATTAGTCAAGTGAAACCTTCTCTCCCTGGGTAAGTTTTACAACCGAGAAGTCTTGACAATTAAATAAGTCATTAAGTTTTTTTGCTAAATTGACAGCATGCCCCGGATTGCTAAAACTAACCTTTTTATACTTAGGCCCCGGATAGTTAGTTAGCATATTTGCTGACTTTAGATTAAAAGGAGCATCATTATAAAACACAGCCCAAATGGCTTCTGCTTTTAATATTTGCTCACTTTTATAAGTCTTTTTATCGACGTGTTCGATTATCACGTCTGGTTTTGGTCTGCTCATATGCGTATCGTCCTTAATTATATACGCATATATTTATCTCTTTTTGAAGTTATCTACGTAGTTTACTTCCAGCCAGAACCGCCATCTAAACGCACTTCTAGCACTTCGTCTTCGGTTTTACTTTTAGAAATAAGTAATTCTTCAAGATTACCATTCAATCTTGTCATTACTTCTCCTAATGTAAAAGCAAGACGTTTCGCCGTATCTAAAGGAAGTTTAACTTCCTTTGCATTACTAGCATCGGCACTTTTAACTTGTTGAATGAATTGTTGTACAGGAATTGTATTTAACGGCTCACTTGCTGACACGACTTAACTCCGTTCTCATTTCAATATCTGTTTTGAAAGGACCTCTGTATTCGTAACGTTCTAGTGTAAGTAGTTTTGGACAAAAACTTTTCACCCAACCTTTTTCAAAACGAATTGTGTAATATCCTGCCGCATACAGACTCTTTGACTTTGTACTCTTTGTAAACAATGGTAATTTTCGTCTAACATCATACATTGGGTTGTACGGCATAGAACTTGTTGGGAATCCATGTACTTCTTTTACAAAAGTCTCTTTAATATCTAACTTCTGCCAAGATAAGTCATTTCCTAATTTCTTCTTTAATTGTTTTTCTGAATTAAACATTCTTGTACCTGAAGAATCACTAAGCATATAAGAATCGTCGGCAATGCTTATTGTGCCCATATTTTCGCCATTTTGTTGTAAAATCCAAAATTTATCTTTAAGTATTTCTTTTGCGTTAAATTTACTCATGTTATGCTCCTAAAGGATATTTTGCTTGTAACGGTTCAGAATAACTAGCGGCCTGATCAGCAATTCGTTGCATGTCCCACTTTGCACAGAACTTCATTAATCTCATACCAACTTGTGTGATTTGTTTAGGTTCAACCTCTTTGACCGTACTATTAATTATCTCTCGTATATCTGCAGGCTGTGCAGATAAGTCACATAATGTAACATTACGATTGTAATCATCTAGTACACGATGTTCATCTCCATTATGATCTACCCAACGCTGTAACATCATGTTATTCCAGTTGTAACCTTTTGTATCTTTGTCTGCAAAGGCTTCAATAAGGCCAACTTTATTCTTTGTACCTTTCTTGCGTACACCCGGATATGCACTAAAAACGTTATCGCTAGTGTCGCCACGCATACATTTTTCAAACAACATAAATGCAGGATCGGGTGCAGGCTTAGGCTCTCCTGTTTTCTTATCAATCACAGGCTTGCCTTTGTCGTCAAAGTAACCTTCGTGTGTAATAGTTGTATTGCTAACACCGTTGTACTGTTTTACATTAGGTGCAATTAGTTGTGCAAAGTCACCGTCAGTTGAAATAATAACATGATTATCGTTAGGATGATTTTGTATCCAGCCTGCAATCAAATCATCTGCTTCTAGTTGCGGATGACGCATCATTGTACAGTTAGTCTTTGTGCCTATAAAGTCTTTAAACTCGTCAAAGATCTCCCAAAACAACTGATCTTCTTCTTGTTGTGCAGGGGTCATTGCATCACGTGTTTCTTGACGGTTACGCTTGTAAGGCTCGTAGTAATCTTTACGCCAGCTACGTCCTTCCAAACAGAACACAACATGATCTGCATCAAAGTCATTCCAAGCCTTTTTAACACTATTAAGTGTAATGTGTAGTGCCATACCAACTTTAGTATCTAAGTCACCACGTACAACGTGTCGTGCTCTAAAGAAAGTATTTGCAGTATCAACTAGTACATAAGTTGCCATTTAGTTCCTCGTCTATATAACGTTTCAATTCATGGTCTCCAACATCTTCAGGTATCTCATTCTTGTAAAACAATCGATAACTGTCACTGCCGTATTTTCCAATTCCATATAACATAGTAGCATCATTTCCGTCCCATGTCAAGAAGTCTTCGCTCATTTTACGTAAACGCTTTTCACGTACATTAACCATTCCTAATGGCTGTATAACACGTTTTATTGCTTCTGGAGTTGTATTAAGTAGTTGTATAGGTGTAGGACAGAGTACAAAAAGAGCTGGAAGAACACGCTTAACTTGCTTTCGATTAGTTTGATTTAAGCAGATAACACCAACCATATGTTGCCAAACTGTAGACACTTGCTGTTGCACCATTAAATCGTCACGCATCATGATACTGAACTTCTTCCCTTATCCATAGGTACTACATTAATGTATCCCATTTCTCTATCAACACTTTGTCCGTCTTCTTCAAGCATTTGTATTACAATAGTTCTGAACCAGGCATCAACAATTTGTTCATTAGTTTCGCCTTTATAGCCTGCGTCTAATAGTTGCTCTATAAACTCGTTATTCCAATCAAGTTCAAAGAATCCGTTTTTTATATTATCTTTGTTAACTTGTGTATCTAATACAGCAACCCAAGGTTCTCCTGCTTTAGTAGCCGCTTGTTTTTCTGCTTCAAGAGCTTCTCGACGAATTTCTTCTTGTGTCTTTTCTTTTACAGGCTCATCAATCTTAGATTTAATACCTGCATCTCTTACTAGTTTACTCCACCATCCCATTACATGTGTCTCCTTACTCTTTGTACAAAAGCATCATCAACATTGACTTTTGCTTTTGACTGTTGTTCTTTTTCAAATTCGTCTGGGTCAAATGCATTCTCAAGTCCCCCACGCATTTCCGAAGAGCGAGATATGTAATCTTGGGGTAAATCGCCATCCTTTTTCCATACAAACTTCGGCGACTTCTTTAACGTTGAGATTGTATTCTTCACTGCGTCCGCCCAACGGCATACAATATACTGGACATTGAACCCCGGCGTCTCTGTAAGCCTCCACAGCTCTTTCAGCTTCTTCAATATCATTACGATTAGCGACAACAAACTTGAGATAAATGTCACTACCGTCAACAAGGCTATACTCACGAGCGACAGCAGGCAGTATAGCAGTATCCCAAGGTTCTCCGCTAACACTAAGTTTTGGGGAACAAGACCACGTGATTGCAAATCTGTCTTGGTCTGTGAGATAGTTGAAGAAATCATCGTGTAGATGTTGTGTAGTGTTTGTTTCAAATGTAACATTTTTTAATCCTTGCATCTTTGGATGCTCAAACAATTCGATGTATAATCTTTGCCATGCTAACAAAGGTTCGCCACCGGTCATAATTAAATGGATGTCTTGTCCATTGTCCTGTGTCCACTTACCGTTTGGAGTAAGAGACAATAAGTGTTCAACTACTTCATCTACTGTTGCCAGTTTGTTAAAGTCTTTGAACTCAGGATAGATACTAGCATACGTATCACATCCTGTGTGTATAATAGGCAAGTCATTAAACTCTTTAGTAGTTTTATGTACACCTGCATCAATTAGGGCTTTAACCTCTGCATTATGTTTTATGCCGTCTTTATGTTGTTGCCAACGATCTCTTTTTTCATTAGTACCAAAGTTCATGCAACGGAAGTTACAACCAAAAGTACGTAGGAACACACTAGGGACGCCAACAAACTTACCTTCACCTTGTACACTATAAAATGCTTCTGAATATCTTAGTTTCATTTCTGGTTTCCTGTTAACAGCTTCGTAAGATGGATAACCTTTTTCAAATACTGGACTTTCAATCATTAGCAAGCAAACTCCTGTTGTAGTTTAATGTTGTCAAAGAATTCCTTTTTAGTTCCTGAATCGTCTTTAAATGCACCTTTTAGTACAGTTGTTTGTGTAAGACTACTATGCGCCATAATGCCTCGATTTTCGCAACAACCATGTGTTGCTTGTACATACACACCTAAGTGTTCTGCATTAGTTGCAAGTTGTATCTGTTTAGCAATTTCGTTTGCAAGTTCTTCTTGCAGTGTACCACGTCTAGCACACCACTGTGCAATACGTGTATACTTGCTTAAACCAATAAGTTTTTCAGCGGCAATGATACCAATGTATGCAGTACCTACTACTGGCTGATGATGATGCGAACACATACTCTTTAGTTCTGAACGAACTACAAGCATACCTTCGTATCGTTCTTCTGAATCATTTGGAAATGCCGTTGCACTTGGAATAGGATCATAACGTCCTGCCATAATCTCATTAAAGTACATTTTTGCAAGACGTCTTGCTGTACCTTGTGAATTAGGATCATTAAGGCGATCAATTACAAGAGCGTCTAGCACACTTTCAAAGGCTCTAGTTGCTTCATCGATAAGTAGCTCTTTGTCGCCACGTTGTAGCACATGTGAAATGTTGTCGCCAGCCCAGTAACGGATACCGGCGTCTTCTAGTTTTTGTTTAATCTGTCTTGCTTTACTCATTTATATCTCCGATGTTAAGGCAGAGGATTGCCGTGTATACTGCACAATTATATACAGTATACACTTATTTAGGTTTTTTGTCAAGACTATTATTTAAAATAGCCATCAATTACTTCCAAAATATCATGATATTTTGCAATTTCCATGAACTCTTTGTCAAGTTCTTCCATAATATCGCCGTGTTCGCCGATACCTACTGGATTGCTTAATAAAACTTCTGCATTCATTCTATGCTTCTCGATATGTCCGATTGCATGATCTCTGGCAGCCTTAAGCAAATTAGATCTTAAGTTAGTCATTGTGTTTCCTTTCTCGGTATTTTGAAATCTTTTAAGCCTAAAACTTTAGCACGGTCGTTTACATTGTCAATATAATCATTTATAAAAGGTTGTTGTAAATAAGGTTGCCAAGGCTCGTCTTGAAGATTTGTATAGTGATGTTGTATTCGATAACATAGACGTTTATCAACATCGCCTAATCGTCTATGCAAAGTAATACTGTTATCAAATAAAAGTAAATCGTTATCATTTTGATAATAATGATCATATATATATTTGTCAACAAACAATTCTTTGTTTATTTGATCAAAAATCTTATCACTTTCTTCTTTCGATAAACCTTTTATAGAATATGCAGTATTAATAGGATAATGTAATCCTTTGATTCCGCCAGGACTTTGAACTACCATAGGTATTTCAATATCATCTTCAGGACACATATTAAAATGCATTACGTTGTCCTGTTCTTCTCTAAGTCCTGGATTTATTTTGCCGGCTGTAAATCTGTGCAAAATTACCATTTCATCTAGTTCACTTCTAAATGCATCAGAAACAGATTCGTAATAATCAGTAGTAGTAATAAACCCGGTTGCACTTCCTACAACATTTTCTGCGCCTAGTAAAGATACGCCTGGTACAAAAGTTAATGTTCCGCTTTCATTACTATGCCAAAGTAGTTCGCCTTCAGCAAACATACCTAAAGGACGTCCTTTTGAATCTTTTTGTCCTGAAACTCTCATTACAGACGTTTTGTGCTGAACAGTATCTCTCTCAATCATATTAGTCATTTCAATGAGTACGTTCTTGTCTTTTTCTTCGATTTTTGGATCATTACGCATGATCCTGTTCATGATATTTCTTAAAGAAGTTTCATTGTATTTCTTAAGCATTTGGTAAGACATGCCACTAGTATTTTCTCCCCATAATGCCATTAGCTCAGATTGTTTACGCCAATCTATATTAGTATTTCTAATAATAGTAACTAAATTTTTAAGATGCAACTTGCCTATTTCAATCCATTCTTCATTAGAAATATTTTGTAAATCTAAATCGTCTATGAATATACCATAATTACCGCATCCAGGAATTTTACTTATTTTCATTTTTATAATTACCCTTTCCTGGTATCACATTTCTTATACCGCCAACTGGGTCAACTGTATCACCATCACGGCGAAAAATTAAATGAACATGAGGATACATGCAAGTTTGTCCTGCACTCTCGCCCATATTTATACCAACATTAAAACCTGTAATAGGATTAGTGTCTGCTTCTACATTCATGCTACCCATTTCCATAGCAAATTTAAAACACTTTTGAATATTCTCTACAGTATTTTCTTTAGGCACAACTAAAGTGTGCCCAAGTGTAACTGGATACTTGTCTTCGTAAACAACAAAGTCTCTAGTATCTAAAAATACATCTGTCCAAGGTGCTCGACCTTCTTCTTGTGCTTTTTCTAATGTATCAGACACTATAGTTCCTCTGCAATACCTAAAAATTCTGCGCCGGCAAAAAATAATGCAAGTGCTACTACTGAGCCTGTGTAAGCCGCTACTAAACAACCTGCTAGTCTTAAGACACTTTTAATTAAACTAATATAAAAATGCTTACGACTCGGGTCTGGAGGTTCCGGTAGATAAACTCTTTCTGGAATAGGCATATTATTTCTCCTTTTATTTTGCAATATTTTCCCAAGGATATACTAGCCATACATCCTCATCTGCTTTGTTAACTTCGTGAACATGATAATTAACCTCACCAAACTCACTGCTTAAATTTTCTGTCATTACAGCAAACCGTACATTGTTTCCCCATACATTATTCCATTCTTCTGAATTAGGCAAACAACTACTTTGCCAATCATCTTTAATCCAATTAAATGTAGCACCAGTATCGTTGATATCATCTACAATAAGAATTTTTTTACGGTTGTCTGCACTTGTTTTATTATGGCCCATTGCAGGATCATAATAATCTTTATCATCATAGCCATAAGCATCTTCGCTCATCCAACAATTACTCTCACTGCCATGACCGTCTTTGTCATCACGTAAACTAACCTTAAGAGCTTCACAACGTATATCTAGCATATTACTAAGGATAGTTGCAGGTACGTTGCCACCTCTTGTAATGCCTACAATGTAGTCAGGCTTCCAGTTGTCGTTATACATCTGTAAAGCAATGTTTAGGCAAGCACGTTCTACATCCTGCCAGCTATAATAATGTTTCTTAATCATCTTTAGCACCTCTTGCAAGATATTCTTCGTTATTAATCCAGCGGTAACCTTCACGCTGTACAAAACGTACAAATCCCCATTCCTTTTGTTTACGACCCATAAAAAACAAACTCCAACATGGAATCTCATTACCTTCTGAATCTTTTTCAAGTTCTAACCAATGTAAGTCATCAGGTTTACGGAAACGGAAATGTCCGGGACCACGCCAAACTCTTGTACTACCTACAACAAATCCTTCGTTGCTACGAACAGGAATCCATTCCCAGTAGCCGCCTTTTAGAATAAATGTAGCATACGACCAAGGATGATCATGCAGTGTAGGTTCATCACTCTTCAGAACTTTATGTAAAGTAATGTTAAACGGAAAGTTCTTTCTGTTTTTTAAAAACAGATAAAACCTTACTAAGTAAGGCTCTCCGTTATCTCTATCTCTAATTACCCGACGCCTGCCGAGCTTGTCCATAATTTTAGAAAGGAATGTCATCGTCAATCTCTCCTGCCTTTTTCTTGCCTTCGTAATCTTGTTTACACATGTCGTATACGCTTTTAAAGTTGCGCCAAACTTTTTCTAATGCTGGATATTCTTTACACATTTGTTCGACTGTTGTTGGATCAATAGTGATGTTATTGTAAATCCAATCTATATTAATATCAGTAGACCCTGTATACACATTAGTATCAATACTATCAGTGTCAATAGTATATGTTCCTGAATTTATATTGATATCGGATATATTGTCATCTACCCATACAGTGCTTGCGACATCGTAAGTATTGTCTAAATTGATTGTATAGTCCTCATCTTCTATCAAACTATTCAATTTAAACGGATCCGGGTCTCTTAACTTGCTCATATAGTGCGCCTCCGCTAAAAAATTCTTTGTTTAGTTTAGTACGTTGTTTGTCTAAACTTACAAGATAGTCGTCATAGTTTTCCATATAATGGCGAATCTTATCAACTAGTAAACCTCTATACTTTCTATAAGCAAAATAATCTTCAGTCCATTCACTTGGATATAAAAACTCTGGTACAGCCATTTCACTATAGCTTAATCTATCTGGAACCATAGGAATAGCATTTACAAGTGCGCCTTCGTACCAACTAATACCAAGTGTTTCTTGTAGATTAGCACTAAACACTAGTTTAGCTTCACCTAGCAAATTGTGATATTCATTCTTTGTAAGTTCACGTTCTTGACAAACTACAAACTCGTACTCAGGAAGTTGTTCTGCTAAGTCACGGAATATGTCTACTTGTTTCTCTGGTGCAATACGATGCGGGAATAAGATAAGGTCTCGCTTTTCCATACCTTTGTAACTATCTAAACTGTTCTTTAGATACTCCATAGGCCAGCCTACACGATGAGTTTTGTCTTCATCTATATCAAGACTATCTGCAAACAAGTCTATATGGAACTCACTTGCAAAAAAGTTATCATCAAAGCATTCGTACATACTTTGTTCTGCATGACGTACCCAAGGTTTATCGCCTATTAGCCTACCAAGGAAATCATGAGGATCATAAGAACCAGCATGCCAAAGACCACCGATTCTAATGTTAACGCCCAGTAACTCAGCCATGTACCTAAGCTGGATAACAGTCGGATTCCAAGCGTCCGTATATAAGAAATAATCTCCATTATTTACTTCACCATTACAAAACATTTCACCAATAGTCTCGAGCTGTTTGCTCTTGTACACATTGGTACCACCAAAATTGAGAAATGCCCCAGGCGTAGTAGCCTGAGGCGTTTCTCCACCACTGATAACTTTGACATTTACATTTGTAGCACGTTGTAGTTGACGAGGAAGATGTTCTTTCCACTGCTTAGTATAGCGAGTATCAACTGCTTCGATGTCTACAATGTAAATTGTCATTTAGTTTCTCCGTTGGTTAATATTGCGCCCTGCATTACGGGCTTTAGCACGAAGGTAGTTTTGATATTTGCCATAGGATTGCCAAACCCAAGACTTATCATTATACAAATCCTTTTCGTCAAAAGGTTTACCTTCAAAGCGACAGTAGTCGCGAAACTTTTCCAAATCGTCAAAAATCTTATTGACTGGAGGGAAGTTATTTGCCATTTTAATTTACTCTCTTCTAGCATTTAGGATAAAAAATGGAACAGCCGTTTTCGTTGTCTTCTGCTACACTAATTTCTACAAATCGGCCGGGATACTTTGTAGAAATTTCTTGATACAAGTCATCTGCAATCATCTCACATGACTTGTGATTTAACTCTAGTACGCCTTCGACGTCATAGAGTCGTTGCATCCAGCGTTTAAACTGAATGAACTCAATATCGCGATCGTTATGAAATACTTCAATACGAACACGAAAATGAAAAATATGACGATGGGGAATACCAAGAAATGATACATCATCCCAATCGCCTGTTGCTAGTTTAGGGTCTGTGTCAGCACCTGGGTACATATGTACACCTTCTTTAGCAAAGGTTACCCAAATACTACGTTCTGCGTTTTGCATAGACATTTTATTATCTTCTTCTTTCATTCTACGTTTCATGTATGCTTCGTAACGTTCTTGCATTGTTCTTATAGTATACTTTCATTCTATAACTTTGTCAAGTCCATATTTGCTCCAATCCGTAAATTTATTACGGTCCATTAGATCATGTAGACTATGACACCAAACACCTGGATTGGTTGCTTTGAAATCCTTATCATCCAATTTAATCATGGTGTTATAATTATACTGTTTGATGTAAGGAAGGGGAATACGGATCTGCGGAATAAAATTGTCTTTTTCGATCATACCGCTTTCTAGCAATGCTTCTGCATGACTTAGCGGAACATCTAAAGTGCATAACTTACCAGCAACCAAAAATGCTGTAATCATGTTGTCCCACTTTTCCCAAGCATCTGCATCTTGAGGGAAGTTTGTACCTGGATTAAAACTATGATTAGCACCAAAGAAGATATGTTCACACTGTTCTTTTTCATACCAAAACTGTATAACATCACAAGGTTGTACACCAGTAACAAACAATGTTTTCATTCCAAATGCAGGAGTCTTTTCAACTTCTACACCTGTAAAGAATGTAATATCTTCTTTTACGCCTTCTTCGTAATCTCTTTTCATTGCAAATCCATTTGAACTAATCTTAGGTTAATTCTGTGTATTTCATCTTTTAGATAAAGTTTCATAGTTTTCATTCTACGAACTTCTTCTGTTACTGTAACATTATTATAGCGAGTTTCGATCTTTTTGTCAAGCTCTCGATGTTTCCGTTCTAGCTCTTCTAAACGACTACGAAGTTTATTTTCTTCTTCATGATAGTTGCTCATCCTCAAGTTCCTCCAACTTATGCTCTTCTTCTTCAGTAAAACAACCGTCTTCGTGAGCATCAACTTCTTGCTCTGGTTCTTCAACTTCAAATAAAGCGTTAAAATGTGTACTAGCATTTACAGTCTTTTTGCCAACTGCACCTCTAGTGCCAGGTATAGCCATCCAAAACTTAGAATACTCATCTATTTTTTGTAATGCTTCGTCTCTGTCTGTAATTGCAAATATTTCTTCCACAACATTTCTAAATAGTATCCTGTCAAACTGCTCTTGAACAAGCATTCTTGGAATGATACCATTGTCGTATTGTCTGTTTGCTTCTTGTACTGCATTAATGTGACTCCAAACATTATGTCCCATTTGGATAGCGTACGAGAAACTATCCCAGGACGTCTTCCCTTCTTTACCTATCTTATTTAGGTCTCCGGGAGCATATGTACAAACGTCAGATACTTTGAGTTCAGCGGTAATTGGACTGTCTTCAAAGTTTTTAAATATCCCATCTGATATAACAGCATCTCTAAAGAGACGGTTGTCTGTAGCATATTTCTTATCGTCAACTGATGGCACCATTCGATATGTCCATTTCGAACGGTCCTCTGTTTCATTCTGTATGTAAATCTGTCCGTTTGCGGTTGCAAGGAAAGGACTAGCACAGTCAAAAGTGATAGTGAAGTTTTCATTGTAGTTCTTCCTTACGGCTCTTTGAATATCTGTTAGTAGCAATGCCCATTCTAGTTTCGAAGTACCTAAGAAGTGCATTACATCGTGAATGCCTTTTTCTAATAGTCCGTCAAAGTGCAGTGTAACGATTCTTTTCAATACTAGATGAACATCACACATATTTTGTCCACCCATTGCCCAACCGTTAAAGTGATTGTCTGGATATTGCTTAGGATCGCAGTAGTCTTTCATTTGATTGTACCAATCATCTGCTTCTGCGTGATTCTCGCCTTGTAATACGTTTAGGAACTTGCAAGCACCAGTACGATTAGCAATCCAATAGTCATTGTTAATTCTTGTACCATCTACAGCCTCTTGATAAGTTGTAATGCCTGTTGCTTCTTGTCCACGGGGAGAACGTGCCACCCACGCAGGAATATCAAGTACCATTCCGTAGTCCATATAAGCATCCATCCAACGGAGAACTTGATCTCTCTTTTTAAATGCTTTAGGACAATTAGGATTCTTCCAGTCACCTTCCCATACGCCTTTACCAATTTGGAATCCACCTGAGTCGCCTAGTATCCAACTGTTTTGTCT